TGCATCATAGGGGTAATCTTGCTTTTGCCGATATCGGTAACCTGTTGATCTAGCGGCATTTGTTCAGCTAAGTCCATGTTCTATAAGGGTGTGCGGTGATCAGGGCGCGGAGTCGAATCTAGTCACGACACTCCACTACAAACCACAACACTCCATATTTTAGCGTAGCTTTTTGAGTTCACTCATCAGCAGGTTACGCTACAATCTCCGGTCATTAGAGTCGGCTAGTAGAAAGCTACGCCGGCGTTACGCCGAGAGGGAACATGCAATTCGATGCGAAGGCCGCCAAGCTCCTCGAGCCCGGCCAACACTTTACCATTTCCGAGTGCCCAGGGCTGCGCCTGGAGGCGACCACTACGACTCGTTCGTGGACATATCGGTACAAGAGCCCGATCGACAGCAAGATGCGCCAAGTGAAGATCGGCACCTGGCCGGCGATGTCGGCAGTGAAAGCCCAAGTCGAATGGGAGGCGCTGCGCGACTTACGGGCGGCAGGACGAGACCCAGCTACCGAGCGGCGGGCCACCCGTGAGCAAGAGCGAGCTGCGGTTAACGCGGCCCGGGAGGCTGTGGCGCGCCGCGCATCGGTGCGCGGCTTGTGGAAGCTGTACTTCGAGGGACATGTGCTGAAGAACCGCAAGCCGAAGGGCATTGAAGAGACCCGGCGGACGATCGAGAAGGTGCTCGGTGAACATCCGGCCTTCGCTGAGATGGACCCGCCGAAGGTCACCAGGGCGGTCGCGTTCGACATCCTGCAGGCCTACGTCGACACGCCCGTCCAGGCCGGTCGGATCCGCATGGAGCTCGGCGCCGCATGGGAGTACGGGCACGACGCGGGCCGGCTCGACCCAGAAGTGCCGAACTGGTGGCGTCAGCTCATGCGCGGGAAGCTGCGCAGCAAGGGGCGCGTGCGCGAGGGCGAGCGTATCGGAACCAGTAAGCGTGTGCTCAGCGCGGAGGAGATCGGAACTCTAATCCCATGGCTGCCTAACTTTTCGCGGCTAGTGGAGGACGTCGTCACGCTCTACATGTGGACGTGTACCCGCGGAAGCGAGATCGTGGAAATGGAAGTGAATGAAATCACACGCGAAAAAGACGGCCTCTGGTGGACGATCCCGAAAGCGAAGACGAAAAACTCATGGCGCGATCAGGCCGTTGACTTGCGCGTTCCTTTGGTTGGCCGGGCCGAGGCGATCGTGAGGCGGCGCATGGAGGTGGTCAAGGCAGGGTACATATTTCCGTCGACAGGGCGCAGCGGGCATGTCGAGCAGAAGAACATCAGTGCGATGGTCTGGATGCACCAGCCGTATTCAACCACCCGGCCAGAGTATCGGCGCACCCGGCTACCCGTGTCGCACTGGTCCGTGCACGACCTGCGCCGGACCGGCCGTACGCAACTAACCGCGCTGGGTTGCGATTCAGACGTTGCTGAGGCAGTGATTGGCCACATGCCGACAGGAATAAAGGGGGTATACGACCTACACCGCTACGACAACGAGAGGCGTCAGTGGTTAACCAAGCTTAGCGAACACTACGAAAGCTTGGCTAAGAACGAAGCAGATAGAAAGACATTATGAGCGAATACTATTTACGGCTTAACGCGCTATCACGCCCAAAGAAAGTCGAGATCACAGCCGAGCAGTTTGAGGATATTCGATGTGCCGTCAATATCCAAGTCGAGTCTCTATACATCGAACAGAAATATGACTTTGTCATGGAGAACTACCTGGAATTTGAAGACAGTATTCTAAGGTGTGGTTTGGTTGATATGTTGATTGGCGGTCGAGATAGGAAGGAATTCAATGCGAATACTGCCTTGTTCAATCGACGAATAATGAACTTGCTTACCGCATATAAGACCTATGACGATACCCACCTTCAGCATTTCAATCGAATTTTCCAACGAGATCGAGAGGTCTTGCGCAAAGCGAAGAGTTCACTCTCTCAAGAATTCGATGGCCGGGTCGGGTACTGGATGATTCCGAAGATTCGAAACTATGTTCAGCATCAGGGTTTTCCTATACACGGGTCTGCCTATGGATCTCGTTGGGTTAAGGATAGTCATGGTATCGAGCGAAATCGTTACACCGTCAATCTTTACATATCACCCGACGAGTTAAGTGATGGCAAATTTAATTTAGAAATCCGTGAGCGCTTTGCTAGAATGCGAAAAAAGGTCGACCTAAAATTTCTTATTAGGGATTTTATGGAAGGTTTTTCGGCGGCGCACGTGCGTAATCGTGAAATACTGACGGAGAGACTAGAATGGTCAAGCGAGTTCATATCTAGTGTTATTCAAGATTTTCTTCTCGCCACAGGTTACAGATCGTCAGTCGCATTATCGGCGTTTAGTTCTGATGATCGGTTGAGCGTCGCCCATTTTGCAAATGAGCAGCGTCTTTATCTCGTTCGAAAAAATACTGTGTTGACGAGGCTGACTGATAGGTATATCTCAAATGAGCTCGAAAGTAAGGATGTTGATTTGGGAGGCTGACCACGCATCAGCTTCCGGTAGATCGGCGAGAAGAATTGGAGGGCGGCGGCAGATCGGACACCGGCCGGCCTTCTGCCCAATCTTCGACCTCGCGTACCAGCCAAGCAACACGGCGGCCAGATAGCTGCCGCGGCTTTGGGAATTCGCCTTGCCGCACTAAGCGTTGAACGGTAGTCGCGGCAAGGGCAACAGCCCCTGCGACCGCCTCAAGTTCAAGATAAAGTGGTTTCACAACTTAGTTCTTTCTCTGATCGATTGCCTGTTCGGAAGCAGGTTTGTTCGCTCGGCGCTCGCGCTCAAGCATCATCGAATCCGCTACGGACGCAGCCCAGTGCGCCAAGTCCCGCGGCGAGCTACAGCCGCTGGCCTCATTGCCTGTGACGCCTGCGACTGCGTTCGCTGCGAAATAGTCCCACAGCGTGGCCTCCTTCATCAGCGGCTGTGCGCTCATACTCCCGCTGCCCCTTGGGCAGGTGCTCTATCGGCCTGGGTGTCGATCACTGCTTGCATGTAGTCCAGGCATTCCAACGCCTTCGGCTCGCTCTCGAATACGTCCCGCGCCTGCTCAATCAGGTCTTTCGCGCGAACACCCTGCATTCGATGTACTGCTGCGACGACTTCGGCTATCTCGTACTGGTGCCGTGCGCCAAAGAGAATCGCGGCAATATCCTGCATGCCTCTCACGAAGCGGTCCTTACGAACGATTTTGCCGTCGTCCCGGATCTCGTATTCATCGGGTTTACCTTCGCGGTACTGAGGTGCACGTAGGTCTTGTTCGGTAACTTCACGCATCACGCGGTCCCTTCCTGACCTGCTGCACCTATGTCAGTTGGCTTAGCTGCGTCGAAGCCTTCCATTTCGGCGACGGTGATGTACGCCCTGCGCTGAGTCCCCGGGATTAGGATGCATAGTTCGCCTTTGCGCGGACCGCGCTTAGCTTCTCGGAACTCAGCGCCGGTTACCTCCATCACGTCCCGTTGGTTCCCATTGCCCAGCCAGCCCGCGCTGTAAAGGCGGAAGTAAGTGGTGGTTGGCGCCAGCTTTTGCAACGCTAGTTTGCCGAAGGTGGTGTCTGCAAAGAGGTCTTCCATCACGCTATTACTTTCTCGCCTGAACTGGCGGTGAATCGTTTTAATGGGCAGGCGGGCAAATGTCCGGCGCCTTGGGGCTGGCCGCAGCGCACACATACGCAGGGAGAGCGAGTGATAGCGTAAGTGAGCATCAGGCGTCTCCTCGCTTCGCAAGCGCGGTCACTTGCACGGAGGTTTGTTGGTCGCCATCGAGAGGACACATCCTGACCTGCGGCCTGAGAAACATCGGAATAGCTTGCCGCTGGCTCGGCAGATCCGTGCCTTCAGGGCCCGGCGTGTCGACCAGGTCCATGAAGTGGCCGAGCAGGGCGTTGCGGTACTGCTGCGTGGACTGGAACGTCGCAGCGTAGCTGTCGTTGGCGATCAGGTTGCGCAGCGCGCGCAGCATCACGTCGCTCATCGTTTCCGTCTTGATCATGTGGTTCCTGCTGGTTTGATTTGAACTTCGGCACTGTCGATGCCGGCTGCACTTCCGGCCAAGTAGACCGTCATCGAAACGCGGCCGCCGTCTTGGTGGAGCGACAGGCCGTTGATGAAGCGGTGCAAGCCCTGGTGGAGCACGGGCCGTGCGCAGTGCGCGGACTTGAGCAGCAGCAGCTGGTGTTTGTAGGCCGTTGGATCCAGCGGGGTGTCCTGGCTGTCGTTCATGCGAACATCCTCTGTTGCACTGTCTGCTGCTCGAGCGCCGCGGCACACGCGGGGTTTAGCCAAACCACTTCGGTCGACGCCTTGCCGTGATCAGCCATGTGACGTCGCTCGCAACGGATCCAGTCGGCGTAAAGCTCATCGTCGTATAACGGGCTTGGATAGCCCGATAGCACGACCATGCTCGTCGCTGCATGCAAGGCCGCTGCTAAGTTGCGGTGATCGTCATCGGTCATCTCGTGTCGGTAGCCACGGCTAGCTGCTCGGGTGCTGTGGCAGTACGGCGGGTCCACGTAGATCAGGGTATTGGGAGTGTCCATCCGCTTGACGATCGTGACTGCATCGCAGTTTTCGATGAGCACGCCCTGCAGCCTGCGCGTGAAGGACGGAATAGCGTCAGGCCACGACGAGTACTCGATCGCGGGCAGCACGCGGCCGTCGGTCAACTTTGACCGGAACCCAGTTCTGTGAGGACGCGTCGCCGAGTCGCTGCCGAAGCCCAGGTATGCCTTCGTGACAAGCTTGTGCGCACGGTCCATATCGTCGATTGGCTGCTCGTAGGCCCAGTTGAATTCGTCGCGGGCAAAGGGCGTGAGTGCAACCCGGCGTTGCAACTCGAGCGCTTGGTCGGGATCTCGAAGGATGCGGAACAGGTTGACCACTTCCCCGTCCAGATCGTTGTAGACCTCGGCGCCAACGCGCGGCTTTTGCAACAACACGGAGGCAGCGCCGCCAAATGGCTCAACGTAGACGGTGTGCTCTGGGAAGAAGGACAGGATCCACGGCGCCAGTCGGAACTTCCCCCCGTGATATCGCAGTACGGGGCGCGATGGTTTTTCTGAAAGCTTCATCAGGCTGCCTTTTTCGCCTTGGCTTGCTGCTGCGCGCACGTGCCGCAGGCCCCGTGCTGAACAAGCTGCTTGGCCGTGACGATCTTGCCGCAGGCGCACTGCTTGCGACGTAGGCTGATCGGTGTCGTGGTAGCGGTATTCTTGCGGAAGCGCTCGAGGCCTCCGGCGCTGAGGGTTCCGAATTTCATGCGGCGCTCCTGAGAGGTGCGGCCGGCAGATGGGCCCAATGCGTGACGCGCTCACCGGCCGGCCTTGCGCTGACGTCGTACCAAAGGTCCTCAGAACGCCAGCCGATCCAGACCTCTTCGCCGTCCAGAACTATCATCACGGTGGTTTCGTCATCCGGTAGCACATCGGCCACTTCGAACCATTCGATTGCGGCCGATGTGCTGCTGGCCTGTTTAGTATTCGTCATTTCGTTCCTACTGTTGCGGGCCATCTGTGCTGATCACGAAGAACGCCTCCACCTCAGCCACCGCGCGCGCCAGGCGCTGCAGCGGGACGCGATGCAGTCCGGCGTCAACGTTCGCGAGCGCCTGGCGGAGCTGAGCGGTCTCCTGGGTCTCCACGGTGATGCTGCTCGACTGCTCATAGCGATCGCAGATAACGTTCATGGTGTCGGTAACCGGGTCCAGCAGCTGGGCGGTCAGCCCGGCGCGGTTGAGTGAGGCCAGGATCTTCGAGAGCGTGTTGTATGCATCGATCGAAGGGCGGGCAATCAGGGATTCACCCGCCATGCGCACTTCAAGCGCGAGCCGGTCGCGCGTCTCTGTCGCCATCGGCACGTTGGCCTTGGCCTGGAACTGTGGGCGCTTGTGAACTCTTGGCATGGCGGGCTCGCTGCTTACGGCTTGCCGATGAGCACGGAGAAGCCGTTCTCGCGGGCCTGGTTGATGTACGCCTGGAAGGCGTCTTCGATCGCGTTCTCGGCGCGGTCCAGCTCGTACCAGAATTTGACCTTGCCGCTGAGGAGGCGATACTTCAGGCGGGCGCGGACTTTGTAGCCGTCGCCGTTCTTGAACAGCCGGGCGCCAATGGTGAACTCGCGTGGGATCTCGATAAGGCCGGTACCTGCGCGTGCGTCGATGGTCTCGTTGTACGTGAACTGCACCTGGCCGTTGTCGAGGCGGCGGTGGCTGGCGAAGTTGACCTCGGTCTTCGCCTGCAGGGTCAATGCGACCTGCAGCAGCGTCTCGCCGGAAGGCTCGACCACGTCAGCGATGTTGTCTTCCAGGAAGATGGCGAACTCTTCCTGTTCCATCGGCTTTTTGTTGAAGCTCATCCAGGTGGCGAACTCGCGGCTGAGCTCAGCCTTGAACACGGCGCGCAGGTCACGCCAGCCAGCGGTCGAGCCCGACTTGACGTGGTCGTTCAGCACCGCCGTGAGCGTGCGCGCTTCTGGATCGGCGTAGATGTAGACGTCCGACGTGACGCCCTGGTCGGCGACGAACACATTGAAGCTGTGGATGTCGCCCAGCTGCACGGTGCCGCTCTTGCGGCGTGGCGCGGTGCCGGCCCGCTCAATGGCGGTCGTCAGGTCGATGTGCTTGTGCTCGTTCGGGATCACCAGGTGGGTGGTGCCGCCAATCTCCTGCACGGAGCTGGCCGCCAGCGACAGAGCGCCGATCTGTTCGATCGCGGTGGCATCGATGTGGAAGTGTTCCTGCGTGCTGGCGGTGCCGGCCACGAGGCCGATGGTTTCGTTTTTGTTATCGTTCACTTCGAGGCTTCCTTAAACGTCGTCGGTTGAGGGGTGGTCGCTTCACGCAGCGGGAGCGAGTGCTGACGCGGGTGGTTGCGGGACAGGTCGTTCTCCTCGGTCAGCCAGAAGAAGTCCTCGCCGCGTTCCGGCTTCGGCAGGGTCACGGTGATGCTGTCGGCGATGACGATCTTGTCGACGTCCGAGCCGCGGCCGGCAGGCTTGACCTTGAGCTTCAGGGTGATCTCGCCACCCTTGCCGGTTTCCTTGACCTTTTCCAGGAGCGCTGCCATCTGGGCGGTCAGCTCGGTGTGGGTGCGTCCATCGCGCAGCTCCTGGAGGAAGAGGGCGAAAGCCTTCGAGCTCATGCCGCCTCCGCGTGCGTCAAGTCATTCACGGGAACACGCCACGGCGCGCCGCTGAGGGTGCCGGCCACGCGCACCAGGGCGACCTTGGCGCCGTTGGTGAGGTCCGTCTTGATCTCGTGGACGGTGCCGGTCTGTGGGCCGTCTTCGCTGTCGAATTTGACAGTGGAGCCGGGGCCGATTGGGTCTTTCTTCATGCTGGTCCTTTCAGGCTGTGGTTATTGGTGACCAGCAGCGGCCGTGAGCAGGGCGCGCAGGTCGGTGGTGTCGCCAGCGCTTGCCGGGACAGAAATGGTGATGCTGAAATCGCGCGTATCGGTAACGACGCCGAACGGTTCAACTTGGCCGTTGGCCAGCAGCCATTCGAGCAACTGCTTGTCGCTTACCTTGCTGCTTTTTCCCTTCGCGAGAGCCTTGGGCGTAACCTTGGTCTTCCCGGCGGCCTGGGCGGCTTCCACACCTTCCTTGATGACGGCACCCGCCTTGCTCCCGTGCTCCTTGACGATCTTTAGCGCTGCGGTGCCCGAGATCTGACCGGCGTTCACCGCCTGGTGCACGTCGCTATTCGCCTCGCCCAGAAGGACCATGTCCTTCACGTGCTGGACGGACTTGCCGCGGCGGTCGGCGATCTGCTTCTCGGTCCAGCCGAAGCCAATCAACTTGCGGTACTGGACGCCGAGCTGCAGCGGCGTGAGTGCCAGGCCGGAGGCGCTGTTGAGCATGTGGGCGACGCGATCGGCGTCGTTCCCGCGGAACTGGCGGCAGTCGAGCACCTTGATCTCGAAGCCCTTCGCGATCGCGTCGAGCGCTGCGGCGTGCCGGTGGTGGCCATCCACGATCAGGATGCGCCCGTCGTCGACGCGCACGTCCAGTGGCGGGAAGGTTGCGCCGTTGCGCAGTGCCAGCGACATCTCGGCTACGTGGTCGGCGTTCAGCGGGCGGGCATTGAAACCTTCTTCGACCTCCAGCGCGCGTGGGTCGATCGCGAATTGGGTCGTCTTCGACACTGCCGGGTTGGTCTTGTCTTCGGCTGCGGCCTTCAGTGAGGCCATGTGGTTTGCGTATGCCATGGTTATTTGCCTTTGGTATGCAGGCTATTGGTGCCGCGCAAGACGATGGCAACCATCAGCAGATCCATAGCGACCGCGAAACGCTCTGCGGGCAGCGCCTTCAATCGAGCGAATAACCGGTCGCCATGATCCACGTTGGAATGGGCGCGACGTTCTACCTCGGGCGTAAAGTCGCTGAATCGAGGCATTGCCATGTTCGGAAGAAGCTGGGTAATCCTGAGCTTTTCCTCGAGGTAGCTGAGCAGCTCCTGGGCAAGCTTGCAGTCCTCCTGATCCACCTTTGGGGGCGGCACCGAGTCGCTATGTGCGTGGTTATGCTGATTCATTATTTTTCGTTATCGTTGGCCTGCAGCTTCTTCACGTCGACACACGCGCGGCGCTGCATGTGCCGGCGGGCGACGGCCTCCAAGATGATCTTGAGGCTCGGGTTCTTCAGCATCTCGTCCAGGTGGGCAGCCGTTTGAAGCTTGGCGTGCGCCACTTCGAGTGCTGCCCGGTCTGGGACGAGGCTATGCATGTCAGTACATGCGGAGCTTGATGGCCTGGCGGACCGCCGTGAGGCGGGGCAGGCCAATGAAGCGGTAGTAGCGGTAGAGAGCGAAGAAGCCCATGTCAGGCTCCTGCTGCAGATGGTTGTGGTTGCGGCGCGGCGAACAGGTTCCAGAGCGCCTTGTCCAACTCGCTTTCGCCCATCGACTCCATCGAGCCAGACAGCTTGGCAATGAAGGAGTGGAGGCGATACTCGACGCTGCGCGGCTCTTCCTTAGCAGCTTCGGTAGCGCACCGGAGGATGGTGCTACGCATCTTGGCTACGGTCGTCATCACTGCACCTCGCAGCTGGTGACGGTGATGCCACAAGGGACATCTGCAAAGCGGGACGCAGCATCTTCGGCAGCCTGGCCAGCCGAAGCGGCGAGCGCGCTGTAGACGTACGGGGCAGTGCCGGTTTGGACGGTGACGTGGAAGGTCTTCATGTGAGCTCCATCAACTTAATGAAGGCAACTATACACGAATGGATAATTTAAGCAATACGCGAATGAATAGTTTGTGTCGTGAAAACGCCTCGTCTACTCAGGAGGAGGCAATCTACTTAGTGACTACGCGTTGGGTACGAGCGCGATGCCGCAGTGCTTGCACTTGCGAGCGTCTTTGTAGACGAACTCGCGACAGTCAGGACAGCGGACGTGGGTATCGGGAGTCGGAGCGTTGGGGTCGCGCGGTGCAACTTTTTGCGAGGGGAGGACGGCAACTAATATTAGCGCAATGAAGCTGAAAAGGAAGCCGAGGATAAGCCAGCCGAAGGTTGACCGCCCCTTTGAGCTGGCGACGATCGCAGTAGCGACCGAGCATATGAGCCAAAAACCGAAAAATTCCATTTCTTCCTACCATCATGACGGCATCTCAGCGTGCCGTTTCGCACTTCAAGTATAGGGGCCCTGAACCTAGGAAGACTCACCGATTCTTTCAAAACGGTAGCTCTTCCTCTTTTTCTGGGGGTGGGATACTGAGGTCAAGCTCGTTCAAATCTAAGTACTCGAGCTGGATCAGGGCCAGTAGCCTATGCGTCTCGAAGGGCGCGTATGCCTGGAAGCCGTTGCCTTGAATAGAGACGAGCATGATTGGATGGATCGGGAAGTACGGCTGAATCCTGGCAATAAGGTCCGCTCCGTGCGTAGGAGTCGTGTACTCTGATGGCACCACCGCTACGAGGATGGGTGAGCCGTACGGCGTGACCTCTGCGACTCGAATTTTCATTAGATAAAGTCCGCTTCCATACGAACCACGCGCCCGATGATTTCGGTGCTCTCGTCCACAGGCCGACTGCGGTACTCAGGTAGGGGATTGTCCGAGGAAAGATGCCAGCGGCCTGATACCAACTCCAGTCGCTTCACTACTGGCCGGTCGTTATGGTTCACTGCATAGAGCTGCCCATCCGCCAGGTTACGAGGGTCACAATCTGCAGTATTAACAATTACGACATTTCCCTTGCGGAGGGTGGGGTACATGCTGTCACCCTTGACACGGATGCCGACCAGCTTAGAAGGAATCAGACGCTTTTCTAAGATCCAATCGAGCGGCACACTTCGAACCAAGTGATCGTCATACTCAATATCGCCGCCGTGTCCATTGAGACCAGCATGAATGAAGCGCGCCACTAGCCGGATGGCAACGAACTTGACTGCTTCGTCGTCCACTGAAATATTCATAACCTCGGCTTCTTGAGGCGCCTCACCTGGCGTCCTGGCCATCTGGCCAGTTCCATCAGTCAGCCATTGCACAGACACGTTACAAGCTTGAGCAAGGGCCGTGAGCGTGTTCGTCTCGGGTCCCTTCTTGCCGGTCCCCTTCAAGATTCTGTTGATTGTCGGCTGCGGAATGCCCGAGGCGCGCGCAAGCGCGTTCTGCGACAGGATTCCTGCTGCCTGCATCGCTTGGTCTAGCCTTGATGAGATGGTCATCTCGCGACTATACGCGGGCGTATAGGGCGCACACAACACGCTATTCATTCGTGGATTGCTTTCCTATTCATTCGCGTATATGCTACGGGTTATGGACAAAGACCCTTCGACCCTTCTTCGAGAAATCAAGACCGCGACAACGTGGAGCGAAACCAAGTTGGCGTCTGAACTCAAGATGTCTCAGCCGACAGTGAATCGCATCTTGAACGGTCAAGCACGATGCCTGAGCACCACGCTCTCGGCGATCGTGGGGCTTCATGTTCAGTACTGCGAAGGTCCAAAGCGACGATCTTCCGACACGGCAGGGGACACGGCAGCCCCCGAGCCGAGTTCATAACTCCACACCGTATGGCCGCAGATCTTGGCGGCCGACAGGGTAAGCAAACGCCCTGATCGAACAAACAAGGTTACCTGAAAAATTAGAGCATTCCGTTTGCGCTCCCTGATGAGCCTTTGAAGCAAGCGTGACTTTATGCCGCGTAAAGAGTTGCACATAGGAAATCATTTGTCTTCGGAATGGTTTTCGAGCAGAAATGATAACGATTTGACGGCGGTTGCAATACCCAAGAGATGGAAGGAAATACTGTGGAAATGTTGACTGCATACCAAGACATGATCAAGGTGCACGGCTGGACCGGCACTGCGGCGACGCTCGGCATGACCAGGTCGCAGCTGGAGGCGCGCGTGTACGAGGTAAAAGGCTCGGGCATGCGCGTCTCTACGGCGCTCCTGATCCAGGCACACGCTGGCACCTCGCACTTTGCGCAAGCCGTGGCCGCCGCCTCCGGTGGCGTGTTCATGGAGCTTCCTGACGCTGATGGTGTCACCGGCGAAGCACTGCATCAAAAATTCCACGAGTTGTATTCCGAGCTTGGCGCGCTGTCAGCCGAATACACCGAGGCGGTCAAAGACGGCGTCATCAGCTCAAGTGAGCGAAGGACACTCGAAGACATCGCGCAGCAGATGCACAAAACGATGAAGGAGCTCATGGCATTGATGTTTCACATCTACTGCCATAAGCCGACCGTCATCAACGGCACAGATGGTCATGGCCGCTAATCCGACGATGACACTGGATCGCGCTGTGATCGAACAATCCCGTCGCACTTACCGCGACGCGCCACCGGCCGCTGCGCCGGTCGACAAGGCCCGCGTCCTCGCGCACCTGCAGACGCAACTGGCGTTGCTCGAGGCGAGCAGGGAGGTGGCCCATGGCGACGCTTGAGCAGATCATCGACCAGATGAGCGACGCGGGCCTGCCGCCGCTTCCTTCCGGCCATCCTGTCGTCGACGGCAAGATCCACCGATTTGGCCGCGATAAGAAGGCGTGGTACGTGCTGCGCGAGATCGATCTGCGCAGCGGGAAGCGTGTCGTCACCGGCAGCTTCGGCATTTGGCGCGGCGACGATAACAATGCCATTCCGGTCAAGCTCGATTGGGATGGCGTCACCGCGGAAGATCGTGCGGAAGCCGAACGTAAGCAGGCGGAACACCAGCGGGCCGAGGCCGAGCAGAAGCTGCGCGACGCCGAGCTGGCGGCCAACCGTGCCCGGGTGGCCTGGGGTGATGCCAGTAACGCGACCGACGTCGAGCCGCACGACTACCTCGAGCGCAAGCGCATTACGTGCGAAGGCACGCGCATCGACGCCAAGGGCCAATTGCTGGTCCCGGCGCGCAAATACAGCGGCACCGGCGCGGTGCTGGCCGGGCTGCAGAAGATCGCCGCCGATGGCGGCAAGCGCTTCAGCTCCGGCATGGACATGATCGGGGCGTGCTGCCTGCTCGGCAAGGTCAACCAGGACACCCCTCTGATCGAGATCGGCGAGGGCTATGCCACCTGCGAAACGGTGCGCATGGCCACCGGCTTCGACACCCCGGCCATGGTCGCCTTCAATGCGGGCAACCTGCTGGCCGTCGCGCAGCAGCTGCGCAGCGACTTCCCGAACACGCATCTGCTGCTCTTAGCTGACGACGACATGCGCGTTGTGGCGCGCCTGCGCGAAGCCCTTCTCAAGGACTTCGAAGCCGAATGGGATCCGGTGGTCGACGGCGCGGATCACCAGGTCGAGGCGAAGAACGGCGACATCGTCCAGGTCCGCGCCACCTGGCGCCGTGATGCGACCGACACCGACTATATCGAGGCGGACATCCGCGCCGGCCGCAGGGTCCAGCTGCGCAAGTTCGAGAACGCCGGGATCTCGCGCGCCCGCGCCGCGGCCCGCGCCGTCGGCAACGCGTCGGTGGTGTGCCCGGTGTTCACCGACCGGGCTCCGGACAGCAAGGATTCCGATTTCAACGACCTGTTCCTGGCCGAGTCGCTGGACGTGGTGCGCGACCAGGTGCGGGCCGCACGCTCCCGCGCCCTCATCGTTGCACCCGCCGGCGCCCTGGATGACGACGTACCGGCCCATTTCGACGATACGCCTGCGCCAGGCGCACTGCCTGCTTCCCCGGCCCCCTCGGTACCGGCGGAGCCTGTGATGAAGGGAATCTTCACGCTTCAATGGGCGCTGGAGCATTGCGCCCTTGTGCACGGCTCGACAGACGTCTGGGATTCGCTCAACAAGCTGCGCATGAAGCGCGCTGCCTTCGTTGACATGATGGGCAAAGAGGGCGCGGCGGCCTGGTCGTCGCATGCCGATCGCCGCGCGATCAGCCCACGCAACCTGCCCAAGACCATCCGCGGCGTTGCCGTCGACGAAGGGGGGGCGGGGGCCGACAACATCGTCATGATGCTGGACCGGTACACGCTGCTGTACGGGACCAAGACCGTGTGGGACGCCGAGAAGCGCACCGTCATCGCCTACGATGCGATGGCACTGGCCCGCGGTTCAGACCTGGCGTCACGCTGGATCGGTCACCCGATGCACCGCGAGGTCGACCTCGACAAGCTGGTATTCGACCCGACCCAGCGCGTGGACCTGGACACGCACATCAACATGTTCCAGGGCTTCCCGCTCACGCCGAAGAAAGACCAGGCCAAGGCGGATCTCGCCCTGGGCCTCCTGTACAGCCTGTGCAGCAGCGAGGCGAACTGCGACGAGATCTTCCACTGGGTGCTGTCCTGGCTTGCCTACCCGTTGCAGCACCCGGGCGCCAAGATGCAGACCGCGCTTCTGTTCTTCGGCGAGAAGCAGGGCACCGGCAAGAGCCTGTTCTTCGAAGGGATCATCAAGCCGATCTACGGTGAGCACGGTGCCACCGGCGGGCAGCATCAGCTCGAGGCGCAGTACACCCACTGGCGGTCGCAGAAGCTGTTTGTGCTGTTCGAAGAGATCCTGTCCAGGCAGGACAAGTACAGCCACTTCGGCCTGATCAAGCACATGATCACGGGCCGCGACATGCCGATCAGCCAGAAGTTCAAGGATGACCGCACCGAGGCGAATCACATGAACGTGGTGATGCTGTCGAACGAGTTCCAGGCGGTGCCGATCGAGCCGGAAGACCGGCGCTTTGAAGTGGTCGAGGCGCGCAATCCCCTCGACCCCTCGCTGCTGAAGGACATCCAGGCCGCACTGGACGACGGGCTGAGCGCAGCTTTCTACGCCTTCCTGCTCGACTACCCGATAGGCGACTTCACGCCGCACACCAAACCGATCATGACGGCGTCGAAGGAACGGATGATCAACTTCGGGCGGCCCGACTGGGAGGCATTCTTCCTGGCCTGGGCCGCGGGCGAGCTCAACGTGCCGTACTGCTCCTGCCTGTCCGAAGACCTGTATCTGGCGTACTCGCGCTACTGCAAGCGGTATGGCTTCCGGGCCATGACGCTTACCAGGTTCGCCGAGCTCATTGCCCAGCGAATCAAGAAGGATCGGCAGTGGGTGACGATCGGCAGCTCGGCCAAGCGGCTGCTCACGGTGTTCCATGTCCCGCAGCCGGAAGGCGAAGACCCCAAGTCGCTCAGCCAGCAGTGTGAGCGCTTCCGCAAGCTCGACGAGATCGAAGGCACGGCATGAGCCACGTCCATTCGATTACAGGGGTTAACGTCCAGTCCCGGAAGTGCGTAACGCTGAAAGCCAGTATCCATGCGGGTCTTACAGGGTTAACAGGGTTAACAGGGGTCGAGCGCGCGCACATGATGAATTCGAGACAAAAGCGCCAAGGCCTATCGAATCCTCTCATGTGTAGCAACTACCACGTTAACCCTGTTAACCCTGTTAAGAGCCAGTCTCCATGCGGCTTTCGACGTAACACGGTCTGCTGTTCAGTCCGATAACCCCTGTAAAAGCACCGAAAGAGAGCGCGAAATGCGGATGAACATCAAGACCACCTTCCCGGCCATGGCCGACAGGATCAGCGGGCTGGGCCGGCAAGGTCCGTTCGTTGCTGCCGTGTCGCTGACCCGTACCGCGAAGGATGTCCAGGCTGCGATCAAGGACGAAATGCGCACAGCTTTCGACCGGCCGACCGCGTACGCCCTGAACGGTACGTTTCTCAAGGCCGCAACGAAGACCAGCCTCGAGGCGCGCGTCTGGGTCAAGGACAACCCATTCGGCAAGGGCACGCCGGCCGATCGCTTCCTGCTGCCGCAGATCCTTGGCGGTGGCCGTGGGCACAAGGGTGCTGAGCGCCTGCTGCAGGCCAACGGGCTGATGCCTGCCGGCTGGTTCCTGGTGCCGGGCGAGGGCGCCCAGCTGGACGGCAACGGCAACATCCGCCGCAGCCAGATCACCCAGATCCTGTCGCAGCTGAAGGTGCAGCGCGGTGCTGGCCACGAGTCACGCGCTACCGGCAGCCAGCGTTCGAACCGCACGATCGCGCGCCAGGGCGTGACCTACTTCGCCCTGCCTAACGGGAACCGCGGCCTGCCACCTGGTGTGTACCTGAAGCGCCGCTTTGCGCATGGCAGTGCCATCCGCCCGGTATTCGTGTTCGTGTCGAAGGTCGAGTACCAGGCACGGCTCAAGTTCCACGAGGTCGGCGAGGCCACCGTACAGGCCCGCTTCCCGGTCCACTTCGATGCGGAGTGGGCGAAGGCAGTGGCCAGCACCCGTCTGCGATAACAACAACGCCATGCCGCCCGGCGATGAGGGCGGTACCCAGCGACAAGGACAACACGATGAGCAGTCACCACCCAATGCGGCCCGACATCCTGACCAACTCGGGCCACTACTTCAACTTCATGGCGCCTGAGAAGTCCCTGTTCGGGATCGACGATATCGCCCACGCGCTGTCGCACGTCTGCCGCTTCACTGGCCACGTCCACACGTTCTACTCGGTCGCACAGCACTCCGTGCTGGTGAGCCAGGTCGTGCCGCCACGGCATGCCCTAGCTGGCCTGCTGCACGACGCTGCCGAAGCATTCATCGGCGACGTATCACGACCGCTCAAGGCGCTGCTGCCCGACTACAAGGTGATCGAGAAGCGCGTCGAGCACGCGGTGTTGACCCGCTTCGGCATCGATCCGCAGCTGCCGCCGGAGATCAAGATGGCCGACATCATCCTGCTCAAGACCGAGCAGCGCGACCTGATGACCAGGCGCGCGACCGACTGGGGAATCCTGGAAGGCGTGACCGCTCTGCCGGAAACCATTGTCCCGATGACGCCGGTGAAAGCGAAGGCTGCGTTCCTGGCGCGTTACCGCGAACTTTGCTGCGGATCGGCGCCCGGGTCGTGACCCACCCCCCCCGGGGGTTAGGTTCTTCCCGGGGTATGGCTGGCAAGGGTAATTCAGGCCCCGTCAGCGCACTAGCGGAACCCGAAAACATTTCCTGACAAACATCCTGACAACGCACCGAAACACATGCCGAACCTGACAACCATTGCCGACTGGGCCAAGCTGGTGGGTATCTCCCGCCAGTCCGGGTACGCTGCCGTCGAGCGCTGCGGGATTCCCGTGACGGATGGGAAGGTCGACGCCGAGTACGCGACCCACCTGTACCAGAAGAACACCCGGCAGCGCGCCAACGGCAACCGCTCTGACCCCCTGGCAAACGGGGCGCAGCCCGGGCCGTCGGCGGGTGCGGGAGGGACGGGAGGTCCGGAGTCTCCAGCGAAGGTGCCTGGGTATGATTCGAGCCGCGCGCGCCGGGAGGCCGCGGAGGCAACGCTGGCCGAGCTCAAGCTGGCCGAGCAGGCCGGCCAGTTCCTGGTCAAGAGCGAGGTCGATGCGGCCGTGTTCGAGGCGGCGCGTGCACTGCGCGACGGTCTGGTGAACTGCGCCCGCCGTATTGCCGCCGACGTTGCAGCGCTGGGCACGGCCGACGAATGCGAGGCCGTGATCGAACGCGAGCACCGCCTCCTGCTCGAAAGTCTGGCGCACGGCTTCAGCGAGAAGCTTGGCGCCCAGGTAGAGGGCGCGCTCGAATGATTGGCTTCGCATCAGCTGCCGGTGTCGTACAGCCCGCGCTGGCCCGCGGCCTGGCGCCGGATCCGAACATGACGGTCGATGCCTGGGCCGACCAGTACATGATCATCCCGAAGGAGTCGGGCGCGAATGAGTCAGGTAAGTACCGGACCAGCCGTACGCCGCACGCGCGCGCCGTGATGGAAGCGCTGTCCGATTCCCACTGGTGCAAGACCGTCGCGCTGATGGGCGCGTCCCAGATGCTCAAGACCCAGGTTGGCCTGAACTGGTTCTGCGCCAGCGTGCACCAGTCGCCGGCCAACTTCCTATGGATTCTCCCGACCGGCAAACTGGCCAAGCGTACCAGCGCGCGGGTGAGCAAGACCATCGCCGCGGTGCCCGAAGTGCGCGAGCGGGTTGCCGCTCCGCGATCGCGCGACTCCGTCAATACGCTCGATACCAAGGAATACATCGGCGGCTCGCTGCACATCGTCACTGCCGGGGCGGCGGCTAACTTGTCCGAGATCCCGGCGCGCCGCGTGCTGTTCGACGAGGTCGACCGCGCGGAAAACAACGTGAACGGGGAGGGCGACCCTGTTGCCCTGGCCAAGGCCCGCCAGACAACGTTCGAGCGCAACCGCAAGAGCTACTTCCCCAGCTCGCCGACGATCACCGGTCAGTCAATCATCGAGAGCCTGTACCAGCAGGGCACCCAGCAGGAGGCGCTGGCCGAATGCGTGCACTGCGCCCATGCGCAGCCGCTGGTGTTCGAGCGCCTGCAGCAGGACGACGAGGGACGCGCCATCTACCCTTGCGTCGACTGCGGGGCCGCAATGTACGAGACCGACAAGAACCGCATGTTCGCTGGCGGTCTTTGGTCGCACGGCGTTCCCGGCGACGGTGAGACGGTAAGCTTCACGATCAACGCCATGTTCGCGCCCTATGGCTGGTTGCCGTGGATCGCCATGTTGCGCGAGTACCGGGCCGCCCGGGCAAAGCTGGACGAGGGCAGCGAGGAACTGATGATCACGTTCTACAACACGCGCCTGGCGCGGTGCTGGGAGCGGAAGAAAGAGCAGACCAAGGCAGGCGAGCTGCAGGCGCGCGCCGAGGAATACAAGTGCGGCACCGTGCCGAAGGGGGGCTTGATCCTGACCGCGACCGTTGACACCCAGCCCGACCGCTTCGAGCTCAAGGTCGTGGCCTGGGGCGAGGGCATGGAAGCTTGGATCGTCGACTACCAGGTGATCGCCGGCTCGCCCTCCGACCAGGCCACCCAGGACAAGCTCGAGGAAGCGTTGCAGATTCGATACCGCCACCACGGCGGCCGAATGCTGGCGATCGCTGCAGCCTTTATCGACTCGGGCGGCGCCAATACGCACGACGTATACAACTTCACCCGCACCCGACAGTACCGCAACGTGTACGCCATCAAAGGTGCCTCCACCCTGAACAAGCCGATCCTGAGCGCCAAGCCATCCCTGGTAGACGTGAGCTGGCAGGGCAAGGTCATGCCCCACGGCGCCAAGCTGTGGCTGATCGGCACCGATACGGCGAAGGACTACCTGGCCGCCCGCTACCACCTCGCTAGTGGGCCGGGCGCCATCCACTTTCCGAGTGACCTGCCGAAAGAATATTACGAGCAGTTGACCGCCGAGTATTGCGTGAACGTCTACAAGCGCGGTCGGAAAGTTCGGATCTGGGAGAAGAAGAAGAGCGACCGTAACGAGGCCGGTGACCTGATGGTCTACGCCGTCGCCTGCGCACAGTATCTGGGGCTGCACAAAAAGACAGCAGCGCAATGGAAAACCGTGCGCGCCGTCGTGGACCCGGATACACCCGACATGTTCGACCAGCCGGCGGTTGCTGAAGACGGAGAGACCGTCCTCGCGGCCGCTGCAGTTCCATCACCCACACCACAAAACAATACGGGATCCGACCCATGGCAGCCGACAGCGAAACCCTCCCCGACATCCAGCGTACCGCGCCGGCCCGCCGGGAGACAGTGGTGAGCGACGTCATCCTCGATAACTCTGACCTGGTCGACCGGATCTTCGAATTCATCGTGCTCGAGTTCCCAGACATGCGCGCGCGCGCGGAGGAGCTCAAGCAAATGGCGCGACGCGAGTTCGCGGGCATCGAGACCTATATCCCCCGCCGATCGCAGGCCGAGCGCGACAAGGTTGTGCAAGACGTGCTCAAGATGTTCGACGGCCGCAATGCCGCCGAGGTCGGCCGTCGCCTGCACCTGAGCCGGGCGACGGTGTACCGGATCATCAAGACTTCAGGGCGGAGCAAATAGAGTCTCAGTTTTCCGAGAATTGAGACAGCCGTGTCGCTACCCTTGGCGGCATGGCCATATCTCAATCAGACCTCGACGCGCTCGATGCAGCAATCGCCTCCGGCGCCCTGGTGGTGGAGTTCGACGGCCGCAAGCTCACTTACCAAAACACTGCACAGCTGATCGCCGCGCGTGACCATACCGCCAAGGTGCTGAGCGGCGGCATGCAGAATCGCGGCCCTCGCCTTTTTAATTTCCGCTTTACCACGTCCCGGGGCGACTGATGCCGAATCTGATCGATCGCATCGTAGGCTGGGTCAACCCTCACGCAGGCATTGCGCGCCACTTCGCTCGCCGCCAGCTCGAACGCGCCTATGAGGCGGCCAGCCCCCGCGACAGCTGGCGCCCGCGCCGAGCCGGCGCGAGTGCCAACGCGGACCACCGCGCCGACGCCAAGACCCTGCGCACCAAGGCTCGCGCCCTGGTGCAGAACGTCCCCTACATCTGGGCCGGGCTGGATGGTTTGGCTGTGGCCACCGTAGGCGCCGGTATCATCCCGCGCGCGACCGGCCGCGAGAAGGACAAAATCAACTTGCTGCTCAAGGAGTGGTGGAAGGTGTGCGACGCTGACGGCCGCTTCGATTTCTTCGGATTGGTGAAAGCAGCCTACGTCGCCATGGAGCGGGACGGCGAAGTGCTCGTGCGCTTGCGTTCAAGGCGGCCGACCGACGGTTTGCCGGTGCCGCTGCAGCTCCAGCTACTGGAAATTGACTGGATCGACGATGCACGCTCGGGCACGTTCAATGGCAATCAGATCATCAACGGCATCGAGTACGACATGCTCGGGGCCGTGGCAGCCTACTACCTGTGGGACCAGCATCCCGGCGAAGTGGCCGTAGTGCGTGGGCGCGCGCAAAGCCAGCGCGTTCCGGGCAAGGACCTCATCCACCTGTTCAACCCGGACCGTCCCGGTCAAGGCCGTGGCTTCACCCGCCTAGCTCCGGTGATCAGTCGAACGCGCGACCTGCAACTGTACGAAGACGCTGAACTGGCGCGCAAGAACTTGGAAACACGGTTGTCAGTGCTGGCAAGCGGGGACCTGACCACTATGGACAACCCGGCTGGAATGGGCGAAGCGGGTGGCGTGCAAGGGCAGGGCGCGCGTGACCTGGGCGAGCTGGGTGGTGGTGGAATCGTAGGCATGCCCGCTGGGATGAACTTCACGGTTGTTGAGCCGAAAGCCGCTCCAGGTTACGTCGATTACCTCAAATTCAATTTGCACTTGATCGCCGCTGGCATGGGCGTGCCGTATCACCTGCTTACTGGCGACATGAATGAAGTCAACTTCAGTAGTGCGCGCGTGCGCCTGCTGGACTTCCGCCGCGCAGTCACCCAGATGCAATGGCTTACGTTGATCCCCAAGCTGCTAGTGCCAATTCACGACGCCTTCATCGAGCACGCCTATTTGGCCGGAAAGATCCAAGTCCGCGACAAGGCGGTCGACTTCAGCCCGCCGAAGTGGGACTACGTCAATCCGGAGCAGGACGTGAAAGCCGACCTGGCCGAGATCAGCGGCGGACTCGCCAGCATCAGCGAGAAGCTTCGTCAGCGTGGCTACGACCCCGACGTCGTTTTCGCTGAGCTGAAAGGCGACATCGACAAGTTGCGCGCGCTTGGAATCCTTGATGTGATGCTTTTCCTGCAACGCGGAAATCTTCCGACTCAGCAGACAACCGACAAGAACTCGTAGAACAAGGACAGAACATGGCCGTTACCTCCGCCGACATCAAATACCGCCTGTCTGGCGGCGCTGGGAATACCTCTGCGATCGCATCGCTTGGCGGCGCGAAATCGTCGCAGCCAGCATCGGCCTCCCTGTTCGATTCCGTTTCTGGTGCCGAGGCAGTGGCCGGCGACACGGAATACCGCTGCATCTACGTGCACAACGCCAGCACGACCACCGCGATGGCGAACGCCGTGCTGTGGCTGACTGCGAACACGCCAAGCGGCTCGACCGACATCAACGTTGGCCTGGGCACCAGCGCAATCAACGGCACCGAGCAAACCGTCGCGAACGAGAACACCGCACCCTCGGGCGTGACCTTCACGATCTCCGCGACCAAGGCATCCGGCCTGGCGCTCGGGAATATCCCGCCTGGCCAGCACCGCGCTGTGTGGCTGCGGCGCGTCGTGAGCGGTGGCGCGCCGGCCGCGACCACGGACACCGCCAGCATTCGCGTTGAGTGCGAGGCTGGCTAAATGACGGCGAGGAACGTCACATATAGTGGGGCGTCGCCCATCTATGGCGGCATGGATGCGCCTGGTGGGGGGGGTGGGGAACTGCCAGAAGGGTCTCCTGCATGGATGGAAGGCGCGCAGATCGGTGTGTGGGGGCAAATCCCCAATACCAGCGGCGCAGGAACCGCAGCCATTGATGCCTTCTCCGGGATTGCTGTCAAACAGGATACGAGCGAACTATTCATCATGCTCGCTGGCGGCCATGGCGCGACCTACGATAACCGTGTCGTCAGTCTCCCGCTATTGAACGACGCGCCTTCCTGGGTATTGCGCAAAGCTTCATCGACTTCCTTCGCCGCCGATTCCGCTTATTACCCCGACGGGCTTCCCTGTTCGCGTCATACCTATGTCGGCGGCTTCTGGGTTCCAGAGCGCAATCGCCTGATGATTCATGGATTTTTCGGCACCGAGCCGAATGCCTATTCGGGCTTGACCGTGGACGGTTTCAATCCTGCCACGAACCAGTGGGACGCAGCCGGAACGTGGGCGAATATCCCGGCAGACCGTGGAAGCTATGGAACGGCGCGGGGCAAGAACGGACGTATTTGGCTGCGCGGCGGCGCGTATTACGATCCGATCACCAACACTTACGGCGACACGGGCCTGACGAACTGGGTAACGACCTACTCGCGCTTCCCTCAAGTCTATGACCCTAGTCGTGAGATCGTCTTTAACCTGCAATGGGGCGATGGGCAGGGCGGCGGTGTCGATTCGATGGTGTGCACGAAGCTGACAGCAGCAGGCGTGCAAACCCATGTCACATTCAACGCCAGCGCAGCCTACACCCAATTCCTGGCCGACAAGTCGCCATATGCGGGCATGGCCTACGACCCAGATAACGACCGATTCCTGTGGTATTCGGGAGTTGGCTCGGCTGCGGGGCGGGTCTACGTCATCACCCCGAATTCTGGCGGCGTGTGGGATATGTCGATCCTGGCCGGCGCTGGCACTCTGCCTGCCTCACCTGCCGGCGGCTCCGGCCTGAACGGTCGAATTCACTACATTCCGGCACTGAAATGCATCATCTGTCTGCCGAAAGCGGCGGACAACATTTACTTCTTGAGGACGGCATAAATGGCGCAAATCTACAATAGCAATCTTGATGCCGTCACCCTCGGCAGTACCCCCGCAGGTTGGGTTGCGCTCTCTGGTGCATTCATCGTGCAGGATGCCGCAGGCGGTGGCCGTCCCGTTTCAGGCACCCGTGCAACTTTCACGCAGGCAGAAGACGGAAAGAATTCCCTGTACACCGCTGCTGGTGCGCTAGCGAACATGGAAATCCAGCATAGCCATAAGGTCTATATTGCTGGTGGTGATGTCAGCATGAACTACCTCTGGCTGCGCGCGAATGCAGATGTGTCCATCGGATACCGCATCGACTTCATTTACTCAGGCGGTAACTTGCAGGCGCACACGCTGCGATTCGGCGCCGGTGGATTCTCCACAGCCATGACGGGCGCGCCATTTGCCGTCGCCACCAACGATCTTGTCTACATTGCGGCGCGCATCGTCGGCGGAGTGATTAGCGTTTACATGTGGAAGTCCACGGGAAGCCGCCCAGCCACGCCAACGTTCACGCTGACCGATGCCAGTCCGATTGCGGCGGCAGGCTATCCTGGGTTCAGCAGCCATACCGGCACCACTTCCGCCGCCGCGTCGTCGGATGACATTATCGTGGACGACATGGCTGCTGATACCCTTGCCCCCGTCCTATCCAGCCCGACTGGCACTTCTTCTGGCGCAACCACCGGCACCGCTTCGGTCTCGACAAACGAGGGCGCAGGCACGGCTTGGTGCTTGACCCTGGCGGCATCGGCAAGTGATCCAGACGGTCCGACCATCGAGGCATCCGGCACGTCCAAGAGCATCACCGCGACAGGCGTGCAATCGTGGCCGACGCGCACGAGTCTGACAACCGGTGTCCCTGTGAAAAACTGGTTCTACCAGAAAGACCCATCCGGGAACGGCTCCAACGTGGTCAGCTCGGCCAGCTTCACGCCGACTGCATCGAACGCCGCGCCGACCTTCACGGGCAACATCGCAAACATCACCGGCACCGGGGGCGCCGCAATCACGCCCGTGACCGTAGCCAGCGCGTTTGCAGATACCGACGCCCTGACCTACAGCGCGAGCCCCGGCGGTACGGCTTGGCCTTCTGGCTTGACGATCAACCCGACCACCGGGGCAATCAGCGGCACCGTGGGCACCTCGACCACGACGGGCCTCAAGGTGCGGGCGACCGACACGGCGTCGCAGACCGTGGATTCGAATGCGTTTAGCGTGACGATGTCGGCGGCGCCGGTGGCTGGCACGCTGACCACGCAGGACTTCAAGAACGGCACGGGCCAGGTGCTGGCGAACCTCACCGGCCTCAACGTGTCCGTCTTGGCAGTTCCTTCGGGCGCCTTCGTGAAGTCGTTCGCCAGCGAGACCACCGACGCAGGCGGCTTCAACTCGGTCACCGACGCACTGATCGTGCCGGGAACCAAGTACGCGCACATCACCATCAACTCTGCCGGCACCGTCATCGGAGCCGAATTGATTACGGCCACCTGATATGAGCTATCGCTTCGACGCACCGTTGCACGCTGCCGGCTATCACTTCGGCTTCCGCGGGCTTGGCGTGCTCGGCTCGACGATCCCGAGTGCTGGAGCGAATGGCCCGGGCTACGGCTATCCAAGCGTGGACCCGGCCGACCTGAACGAAGAACTGTGGTTCCCGATCACTGGCACGCCTCCAGCAGGCGGGTTCTTCAACGAGGACACGAGCTTCACCTATGCAGGCGCGTCGACGTCGTTCGGATTTCGCAAGGTGCGTGCAGGTGTCGATCAGGGCAGCGCGACGGCAACGATTGTCACTGGCGTCACGCTGGTCTCGGCCGACCTCGCGCTGTCGTATGCGATCGATCCGGTGACGCTTGTTTCAGCGGATTTGGCAATTTCGTACGCTATCGATCCGCTAGCTCTTGTTTCGGCAGACCTGACGCTTAGCTACCAGGTTCTGAACAATTCCGGAAGCTTGATCGATGCTTCTGCAGTACCCAAATCGCGTGTGGTCGTTTTCGGTGGCGGCTCCCGGGTCGTCAATTTTGACACCCCATTCACCGGGCCATATAAGGAGGATTCAATGACAAACGCACCGGTGCCATATTTTAAGAATGGTAGGTGGTGGGTCGATAAGGACCCTGATGAAGAGAGTTTCTACGTGGCGAACATCACGAAGGAGCTTACCGACCGAGGTACCGCTGCAGTCTCGATTGAGTCCATCGTAGAAGGTGTCGAGGTGCTCATCCCGGAGCAGATACAGGGGGAGTTCGTCGTGATCAAACTTGGTGGTTTAGACCTGGCGGAAAACGCCGAGAACTACTGGACCGCCCGCGTAAGGTGTGCGAATGGCGAACGATTCGACCGCACCATGTGGTTCAACAGGGTGGACAACTGATGATCAATGTCTACGATCTGCCTGCGGTGCGCGAGCAGCTGGCTCGCGACGCCGTTGAGGGAATTGATGTCGAACATGCCGCCTCCCCAGCCATTGCGTCGAGGCCTGTTGCCAGCTATCCGTCCAAAAACTTAATTTTGGAAAACGGGCTGTATCGCGCTGTCGACCCGGAGGAATAGTCCTCCTGAAAATCTGTCTCAGTTTTCCGAGAATTGAGACAGTGCAATGAGCAGAATGGGCTGCATGACCACGCCTACCACTGCGACTAACCAGAGCCGGACCGCGACCGATCCACGGAATTTGCCAATGCTCAGCCGCTCGGCTGAGCTGGTCCCGGCGTCCTTCAACGACGATGACAACACTGTCGATGTGGTCTGGACCACCGGCGCACGTGGCCGTCGCTATGACTACTGGACCGATACGCAATATGAAGAGGAGCTGGTAGTCACGCCCGAAGCAGTTGACATGACCCGCTTCAACGCCGGCGTGATCCAGGTCTTCGATAGCCATCGCACCTACGGTGGCGTCGGTGCGATTCTCGGCGTTGCAATCCGTGGCAGCATCGAGAATGGCGAAGGCCGTGCCACGATCCGCCTGTCCAAGCGCGCTGACATCGCTGACATCGTCGCCGATATCAAGGGCGGCATCATCCGCTCGATCTCCGTCGGCTACGTCGTCAACAAGTACGAAATTACCCGCGCCATCGATCGCGCCGACGGCGGCACGATGCCACTGTATCGCGCCATCTCCTGGACGCCGCACGAAATCAGCTTTGTCGGCATTCCGTTCGATGCCGAGTCCAGTACGCGCAGCGCGCCGCCCGCTGGCCACCCCTGCGAATTCATCACCCGGGCGCCCGCCCATTCCGCTCCATCCAACCAGGAAGACAACATGACCACTGCTACCCAGTCGGGCGCCCAGAACCCTGCGCCTATCGACGCCGCCCGTTCGGCTGCTGCACCCGCTCCGGCTTCGGCCGCTGCGCCCGCACCAGCAGCCCCGGCTGCCGCGCCAGCCGCCGACGACGCCGCCGCCCGCGCCGCCAACGAAGCCGCCGCCCGCTCCGCCGACATCACCGAACTGTGCGTTCGCCACGGCGTCACCAACCTCGCCGCCGGCCTGATCCGCAGCGGCAATTCGGTCGACCAGGCGCGCGCCGCCGTTCTGGAAGAGCTGGCCCGCAACGACGCAGCCCGCGGCGGCCACAACAACGTGCGCATCCTGACCGTCAGCGACGAGCAGCAGACCCGCATGGCTGGCATCGAAGAAGCGATGATGCACCGCATCCACGCCGGCACGAAGCTGACCGACAACGGGCGCCAGTTCCGCGGTATGAGCCTGCTGGAGATCGGCCGCGACTTCCTGGAATCGCAGGGCGTGAACACCCGCGGGATGGAGCGCATGCAACTGGCGCAGCAGATGCTGCACTTCCGCTCGGGCATGCACGGCACCAGCGACTTCGCCGCCCTGTTTGCCAACGTGGCGAGCAAGCGCCTGCGCGACTCCTATGCGGAAAACGCCGGGACCTACACCCAGTGGGCCCGACGCGCGCCAAACGCTCCCGATTTCAAGAACATCAACATCGTACAGCTGTCGGGCGCCCCGGAACTGCTGCAGACCAACGAACACGGCGAATTCAAGTACGGCACCATGGCCGACGCCGGCACGTCCTACGCGCTGGTCACCTTCGGTCGCATGGTTTCGCTGACCCGCCAAGCCATCGTCAATGACGACCTGCGCGCGTTCGAGCGCCTGGTGTCGGCATTCGGTGCAAGTTCCAGCCGTCTGGAAAACCGCCTGGTGTACAGCCAGCTGATGGGCAACCCGATGATGGGCGACGGCAAAGAGCTGTTCCACGCCGACCACAAGAACCTGGGCACCGGCGCGGGTTCTGCGCTGCAGCTGGCCGCGCTGAAAGCGGGCCGCACCGCGATGCGCCTGCAGCAGGGTCTCCAGAAAGAGGAGCTGAACCTGGCGCCGAATTTCCTGATCGTGCCGGCGTCGCTCGAGCAGGACGCGTACCAGCTGACCAGTGCGAACTACGTCCCTGCGAAGCAGAGCGATGTGAACGAATTCCGCAGCGGCGGCCGTACCGCGATTGAGCCAATCGTTGAACCGATCCTCGACAAGACCGAAGCCAGCCAGAAGGAATGGTACCTGGCTAGCAACAACAGCCAGGTCGATACCGTCGAGTACTGCTACCTGGACGGCGCCGAAGGCCCGGTCATCGACAGCCAGAACGGCTTCGAAGTTGACGGCGTCACCTGGAAGTGCCGCCTCGACTTCGCTGCCAAGGCCGTCGACCACCGCGGCCTGTACAAGGGCGCAGGCGCGTAATCGCAGCTACCCACGTCCCCACGAACGATAGGAACCAGAACCGATGAAAAACTATATCCAGAAGGGCGACACCATTAGCGTGATCGCACCGTACGCTGTGACCAGCGGGCAGGGCGTGCTGGTCGGCGCGCTGTTCGGCATCGCCGCTCACACCGCGGCGCAGGGCGCGGCGGTCGAAGTCGTGCGCAAGGACGTGTTCGACGTGTCGGCCGTCACCGCAGACACCGCTGCGCAGGGCGCCAAGATCTACTGGGATAACACCGCCCGCAAGCTGACCACCACCGCGACCAACAACACGCTGGTCGGCTGCGTCACCGAGGCCAAGGCCAACGGCGACACGACCGCCCGCGTTCTGCTCGACGGCGTCGCCCGCTAAGCACGCCGCGGCCATGATCTTCGCCCACCTCGAAGCTACCGCCAACGCGGCCGTGTTGAACCATCTAGCTAATGTCCAGGTGGCGATCGCGGGCGCCACGGTGCCGGGCATCTTCCGGAAGCCTTCGAGTGTTGCGCAGCTTGGCCACGGCGCAGCAGACACCAGCCCGACAGTTGCCGTCGCCTCAAGTGCGGTGATGGCTGATCCGGTCGACCAGCTGATCGAAATCGCAGGCGTCCCGTACGCCATTGTCGCCACAGCGCCCGATGGCACTGGCTTGACGCTGCTGACCGTGGAGTGTGTGCAATGAGCACCGCCTTCTCCAAGGTCGTCAGCGGCGTCATCGCGGCGCTCGCAGCGAATCCGCCGGTCTGCCCGACCAAGGCGATCTACCGCGCCCGCGCCGTCGAGATGCCTGACCAGGACAACGAAGCCGTCAGCGTTCAGTGGGAGCAGGGCTTGCCCCAGCTGGCCACGATCACCGGCGCACCAATCGACTGGCAGACCCGCATCACGGTTGAATGCTTCGCGCGTAGTGCTGCCGTTGGAGCGACTGGTGACGTAGTTGTAGACCCGTTGCTGCAGCGGGTCTACGAACGGCTGGCGGCAGACCCGTCGCTGGGCGGCCTGGTCGATGACCTGGTGATCGCTGGAATCGAAGCAGAAAACACGGTCGAAGGCAAGAAAACTGGATGGGTGCGCATGACGTATCTCGCCTCCCACCGCACCGATAACCTCACCCTGAGCTGAGCATGAACATCCAAAAGAACCAGAGCGGCGCGCCCGCTGCGCGCGACATTCCGCCGATGCCTGGCGGTGGCACCTTCCGCTTCGACGAAGCGACCTGGGAATGGGTTTCCACCTACCCCGTACCTACCGAAGCCCCTGCCGCAGCCCCAGTCGCTGCGGCAGGTAACGAACCCGCCGGCACCCCGGCAACCGCACAGGAGTAAGCATGTCGCGCCTCATCAAGAACACGGTGGTTACTGCCAAAGCCGAAACCGTTACTGGCCAGGACGCCGCGCCCACGGGCGCCGCAAATGCGGTCCTGATCTCCGACGTGAGCATCACCCCGCTGGAAGCCCAGAACATCTCCCGCCCGCTCATCCGCGGCTACTTCGGTGGCAGCGAGCAGCTGGTTGGCCCGGCCAACGTGAAGCTGTCCTATACCGTCGAGCTCGCCGGCTCGGGCACTGCCGGCACCGCGCCTTCCTGGGGCCAACTGCTGTTGGGCTGTGCCGTTGCGGAAGGCACCCTGGCAAGCCCCGCGCGTGTCGAGTACGTGCCGATGTCGACCGGCCTGAAAAGCCTGACCCAGTACTACTACGACGACGGCGTCGTGCACAAGCTGCTGGGCTCGATGGGCAACTGCACCCTCTCGGCAAAGGTGGGCGACCGCCCCGTGCTGCGCTTTGAATGGACCGGCCTGGATGGCGGTGTCGCAGCCGTGTCGAACGCGGTTCCTGTCTACACGCCGTGGAAAAAACCGGTGGCCATGACGAAGGCGAATGTCATCGACATCACCTTCGGTGCAACCTACGCGGCCGGCGCGCTGACTGGCGGCGAACTGCATTCGAGCACGGGCCTGGAACTGAACTTCGGCAACGTGGTGAACTTCACCCCGATGCTCAGCACCGAGACCGTCGACATCAGCGACCGCGAATCGACCGCCACCCTCGAACTGGAGCTGACTGCGGAACAGGAAGTCGCCTTCATGGCGAAGGTGAAGGCAAACGAGACCCAGAGCCTCGGCTTCACCATCGGCACTGCGGCCGGCAACAAGATCATCGTCTTCGTCCGGGCCGCACAGCTGATCAACCCACGTAAGTCCGAGCTGAACGGAAAGCGCATGATCGGCTTCGATCTGCGCCTGGTGCCGGTCAACGGCAACGACGAATGGCTGATCGTCGCCCTGTAACGGGCGGCGGTTTTTCTCACCTCTTAAAACACACAAACACATGGCACACCGTCTCATCGTACGCAACAAAATCAAGGTCCACGTCAAGGGCGAACTCAAGGACGAAGACGGCAGTCCCGTCGAGTTCGATTTCCATCTGCACTGCAAACGGAAGACTCAGGAAGAGATCAACAAGGTCGTCGGTGGCAAGGATGGCAAGACGATCAAGGACTTCCTGAAAGAGAACACCGACGGCTGGGACGACATGCAAGACGTGTCAGGTGCGCCGCTGCCGTTCACCCCCGAAAACTTTGACAGCATGCTCAACCAGGACGCCGGCATGGGTATGGTCTGCTTCCAGTCCTACCTCCGTGATAGCGGTGCAGTCGTAAAAAACTGACCGGGGCTGCGCGCCTGCTGGCGCGTGGCCAGCTTCGGTTCCAAGGCGGCGACGAGCCGCCGCCCGAAGATCATGTCAATAAAGCGCTGGCGGCATTTGGTCTACGTGCCGTTGAAAGCGTAAAGATCGACCAGGACGAGTACTGGCTCTGGCCGGAAAACGATGAGCCTTTCAAGCTCTGGCTATCGATACAGACGCAGTGGAACACCGCCAGCATGGGCGGCGCGACCGGCCTGGCATACGAAGGTGTCGAAGCATGCTTGCGTCTAAAAGGTTTGGGCCGCAAGAAAAGTATCCAGGTGTTTGAACAGATCCAAGCGATGGAACAGGTCACCCTCGAAGAGTGGGCCCGCAAGAAGCGATAACTCAAGGAACAAGTCGAAATGGCATTCACCCCCCGGCAAGGCTCAGCAACCATCACCATGGGTGTGGATGGCGCGGACGCGTCGCGCCGGGATCTTGAAAGCGTTTCCGATGCCCTGCGCCGTGTCAATGACGCGTCGCTTCGACGCGTCAGCGACCAGATATCGGACGTCGGGGGCAGGTTCACCAGCCTGCAGACCACCGTTGGAGACTTTGCGCAGTTTGCAGTAGCGGGCTTCTCACTGGCCACCCTGGTTACGGGCGTCAAAGACGCGGTTGACCGCTTGGCTGATCTCGATGAAATGGCGCAGAAGACCGGCTCCAGTGTCGAAAGCCTTTCGGTATTGCAGAAGGTGGCGCGAGCCTTCGGCGTGGACATGAGCACCGTTGATTCTGCCCTCTCCAAACTGGCGAAGGGCATGGCGGGTGTCGATGAGAAGGGCAGCAAGACCGGTCGAGCGCTCGCCGCTATCGGCGTATCGGCACGCGACGGAGATGGCAAGCTGCGCGATTCAGCGTCGGTCATGCGTGACGTGGCCGACAAGCTGCAGGGATACGAGGACGGGGCAGGCAAGGCCGCCCTGATGAATGATCTCTTCGGCAAGTCGGGAGCTGACCTCTTGCCGTACATGAACGACCTGTCGGAACACTTCGACAAGTTCTCCGCTACCTCAACGGTCTCGGCCCAGCGTGCGGCCGCACTGCAGGACCAGATGGGGTTCCTGCGCGTTCGCACTGACGACCTTTACACTTCGGTTGCGGAAGCCATGCTTCCTGCGATCAGCGACCTCGCAGGCGGCCTCCTAGACGTCGCAAATGCCGAGAAGGGAATGACATCGGGCGAAGGTGTTCAGTGGGCGGATGACCTTGCCGTGGGGCTTGCGCGGGTGGTTGATGTTGCCCTTCTGGTCCCGAAAGTGCTATCGACCGTATGGGGTAGCGTCAAGGCCGTAGGTGCAGATGTGGGCCTGCTGCAAGTTGCGGCCGAAAATTCGAACCCGTTCAAGGTTGCGGCGAAGTTCGTCCAGGGCGGAAATCCGGTCGCCGATATCCGCAAGGCCCTGGACGAGCGCAACAAGGTCGTGGCCGAATCAAACCGGAAGCTTGAAGACCTGTGGAACAAACCTGCCAACTTAGTTGAGCAGGCGACGCTCAAGCGCATTGCCGATCGTGGCAACAAAAGCTTGGCCGCGGCTGCGGGCCTCAATGGCATCTCCCCGAACGATGGGAAAAAGGATCCGCTCAAGTACAGCGGAGGCAGTGACGCGTCTGAGGCAGCTACCGCTGGCGCGCGCAAAGACGCAGCCTTGCTGGCGGAACTGTCTGGCGTCACCTCCGACTATATGGAAAAGCTGGAGCAGCTGCAGAAGCTGCGCGTGTCGGCCAACATGTCCGACGAGAGGTACGTTGAGCTTGTCACCGAGTTAATTTCCAAACAGCCGGCCGCCAAGAAATGGATTGACGACCAGGCTAAGGCCGCTGAAGAAGCGAAAAAATACGCCGACGAGACCATTCTGGATTGGGAAGAGATCCGCAAGGCGCATGGCGCCTTGACGGCGCAGACGATCGAAGATGCCTCCAATGAAGCCTTGAAGAACGAGGAGCTGGCGCGGACGTTCGGGTTGACCAGGGTCGAAGTCGAGAAGTTGACGCTCGCTCGACTTGAGGGTGAGCTGGCCCAGAAAGCTGGCAAAGAGAATGTCGCCGGTGAGATTGCAGATCTCGAAAAGCTCATTGCGGCGAAAAGGCGCAATGTGACCGCGCTCACGACGATCAGCGCGGGCGAGTCAGCTAAGAAGGCAGCTGAGGAGCTGAGCAACTTCCTCGATCCTTCCCGGGCTCAGTCGTTTGGCGAGGCACTACGCGAGTCTTTCGGCAGTGCAGGCACCGCCATTTCGAAGCTGACCGGTAACCTGGATGGATTCGCGCGCCGCCAGGCTGAATTTGACAAACGTCGCGAGCAGGCGGCCGAGGCATACCGCAGTGGCTTGCACAGCGAACAAACATACCTGCAGAACGTGTCGCGCCTCAACGAGATGGAGACCAAGAGTCGCCTTTCGGGCTACGGCGACATGGCCAGTGCCGCTGCCGGATTCTTCGGCGAGCAGAGCAAGGGCTACCAGGCGCTGATGGCGGTGTCACAGGTATTCCACGCCGCCGAGCTGGCGATGACGCTAGCCGAACTGGTGCCCAAGGGAATCTCCGCCGTGCTGAGCCAGGGCAGCGGCGACCCGTACACTGCCTTTGGGCGCATGGCGGCGATGGCTGCAGTTGTCGCAGGCCTGGGCGTGGCGATTGGCGGCGTCTCCGGCGGGGGCAAGCCTGTATCACAGCAACGGCAAGAGACTCAGGGCACCGGCTCGGTGCTGGGCAACCCCACCGCAAAGTCCGAATCGATCTCGCGCTCGCTGGAGATGATCGAGGACGCCAGCTTCCAGGGGCTGAGCATAAGCAACGACATGCTGTCCGCGCTGCGCAACATCGAGAGCAACATCGGCAGCTTCGCGGCGCTGATGGTACAAACCTCGGGCATTACCGGCAACTATGGCAGCGGCCTGACGAAGGATGTCTTCGACTCGAAGGCCATCGGTATCGGTGGTGCTGCGGGCGGCGCAGTCATCGGCGCTGCTGCCGGAGCGTACGTCGGTATGGGCACCAGCTATATCGGCGCGCTGCTGGGCGGTCCATTAGGCATGGCCCTCGGTTCGGTGCTGGGCGCCGTCATCGGTAAGACCTTCATCGGCAAGGCGCTGGGCAAGGTCTTCGGCGGAAAGCAGACCGTTGAGGATTCCGGCTTTACCATGGACAAGGTGGCCTATGGCGAAGTGCTGACTGGCCACCTCAAGGCACTGCAGTATGCCGACGTGAAGACTGACGGAGGCTGGTTCCGCAGCGACAAGACCAATACCCAGAGCACCCCCCTTGACGCCGACGGCATCCGCCAGATCCAGCAGGTGCTGACATCGCTGTACACCACCGTGCACGAAGCCGGCCAGATGGTGGGTCTGAGTGGGGACGAATTCGCCAGCAAGCTCGATGGCTTCGAGGTCGATATCGGCAAGATCAGCCTGAAGGGGAAGAAGGACGACGAGATCCAGAAGGAGCTAGAGGCGGTCTTCTCTAAGGTGGGCGACGACCTGGCGCGCTTTGGCGCGGCCGGACTGGAGCGGTTCCAGCAGGTGGGCGAGGGCTACCTCGAGACACTGACCCGGGTTGCCACCGGCTACCAGACAGTGGCCGTGGTGTCAGAGTCTCTTGGCATGACCTTCAGCGCAGTGGGCTTCGAATCGGTCGAGGCGCGCGAGCGCCTGCTGTCGTTGTCCGGCGGGATGCAGGAGTTCGCGTCTGCGGCTGAGAGCTTCCTGGCAAACTTCTACACCGACGAGGAGCAGGTGAACGCCTTGCGCGGCCGCCTCAAGCCGACGCTCGACCAGTACGGGATTGAGACGGGCGCCGAGGATTCACTCAAGCAGTTCCGTAAAGTCGTGACCGGGCTCGACCTGACGACTGCCGCAGGGGCCCAGGCCTACGCGACGCTGATGCAGATCGCGCCGGCGTTCAAGCAGATTGCCGACGTTGACGCCGCGATGTTCGAGGAACGGGCCGAGCTGCAGGAGCGGTTGGACGAGTTGACCCTGACGTCAACCCAGCTGGCGACCAAGGCGGGCGCCAAGATCAACGAGCGGAACAAGGCGCTGTACGACGAGATCCAGGCGACGCTGCTCGCCCAGGATGCGCGCGCTATGGAAATTCAGATCATGGGCCTTTTGGGCGATAAGGCGGGCGAGCTGGCTGCCAATCGCGCGATCGAGCTGGCGGGCATCAACGAAATCCTACACCCGCTGAAAGAGCGAATCTACGCTATAGAGGATGAGGCGGCCGCGCTGCAAAGTTCGAACGCGCTGCTTGCCATCCAGGCCCAGATCTACGACATCCTTGGCGATAAGGCTGGTGCCGCTGCGGTGTTGGCGCAGCAGCAGGTCGCTGCAATTGCCGCACTTGATCCTGCCCTCCGTACCGCAACCCTGAGGCTTTGGGATTTGCAGGCCGCTGCCGCAGCAGCCGAGCGCGTCAAGTTGAGTGCTGCAACCCTACTCGGCAACGTCGACAGCGCTTTCTCCGCATTGCAGCGGGTGGTGCAGCGGGACAAGAATCTGATCCAGACTCAGATCACGACGCAGACCGACTTGGTGAACAAGCACTTGACGCTGGCGACGACGCTGCGCGGCGCGCTTGACTCGATGGTCGAGCCGGGACGGGAACGCGAGCGGCGTGAGGAGGCTCAGGCGCAGATCAAGACCGCGTTGGTAATGGCCCGCGCCGGTGCACTCCCCGAAGCAGACGGCCTCAAAAAAGCACTGTCGGTGCTGGGGCAGGATGCGTCGGCGCTGTACGCCACGCAAGAGGATTTCCTACGCGACTTCTACACCACGCAGAACGACATCGCAGAGTTGGCCGGCCTGACCGACGCCACCCTCAGTGTGGAAGAGCAGGCACTGAAGGCGCTGGAAGCTGAAGCCGATCAACTGGATGAAATCCTCGAAACCGCCCAGCAGGAGATCGATGTTCTCAAGGGCATTGATACATCGATCCTCACGGTGCGGCAGGCGGTCGAGGCGCTCGCCCTGGCTATGGGCGCGGCGCGGTCCAACCCGATCGTGGCGTCGACGGCGGCCATCTCCAGCACATACCAGTCGGCGCTGGGCCGGACGCCGGATGCCGCCGGCCTGCAGTTCTGGCAGGACAAGGCCGCCCAGGGCGTGTCGCAGTCGGAGATCTTGGATGCGATCAAGAATTCGCCAGAGGCAAAAATCGCGGAACTGTACCAGTCCACCCTCGGCCGCGCTGCCGACGGGACAGGGCTTAGCTTCTGGACGGACAAGGCTAACAGCGGCGTTCCGCTCTCCGAGATCGCGCTAGCGATTGCCGGCAGTAAGGAGAAGAAGCTGGACTCCGTGCCTGGCTTTGCCAATGGTGGCGACTTCGCCGGAGGAGTGCGGGTAGTGGGCGAGGTCGGTCCTGAAGTGGAGTTCACAGGCCCGAGCCGGATCGTGAGCCACGAGCAATTCATGCGCAGGTTGTCCACACCGCAAGAGAACAGCACAGCGCTGGCCGCTGCAGTGGAGCGCCTCATCGCTGAGAACATGGCCATGCGCGGTGAGTTGAAGGAAGCGAACGCTGCGCTGTACGCGATCGCAAGAAATACGATGAACACGTCCGACCACCTGGACGCCGCAGTCAACGGCAATGTCCCACTCGCTACGAAAGTGATTCCAGCATGATTGTTGTTGACCCTGTGACGATCGGCGATGTGGCCTTCTCGCGTGCATCGCCAAAGTGGGTATTCGACCGGACGGGCGCATCGGTGCAGGTTCCTGCTGGTGTCCCGGCAGTGACGTATGACCCGGCCGAACTTAGCAAGGCGCCGTACATGATCATTGGGGCGGACGATATTATCGGCAGTGCCGCCGGCCTGCTCTATTCGAATGTCGCCGACACTGAGCCCCTGTGGACAGCTGGCAGCTATGCCAAGGGGGCGAGGGTCAGGAGCGCCGCGCACATCGTCTATGAGTCGCTGGCCGATGGCAACACTGCCGCGCTCACGGATGCGTCGAAGTGGCTCAACAGGGGAGCCACCAACCGGCGCGCGATGTTCGACGACCGTAACAATACGCAGACATCGACAGCGGAGGAGATCATCGTCGTGCTGTCGCCGCGCGCGATCGCCCAGGGGCTGCTCTTGGGGAACGTCGACGCGAGCGAAGTTGGAATATCGGTCACCGTCCCTAACGTCGGGGTGGTCTACAGCGAAACCAGAAACATGATCGTGTCATCGTCCGGCAGCAGCTTTTTTCGCTGGGGTTTTAACAGGATCAAGCGCAAGACCTTGTTCCTTACCCTCATGTTGCCGATCTACTTCAACGGCGTAGTGACGATCTCAATCCGGCGCCCGGGCGGGATCGCCAAATGCGGCATGTGCATGATTGGCCCGACTGTCGAGGCCGGACTGACCCTGATGGGCCTGTCGACTGAAATCAAGGACTACTCAACCACTGCGTTCAACGTCGACGGTAGCAGCTCCACAATCGAGCGGGGCTACCGAAAGCTGATGACTCTCGACGTCACCGTCGATACCGCAAACATTGAGCAGGTCGAGGACCAGCTGATCGGCTGGCGGCAGAAGACGGCGGTCTGGATTGGCGCAGCCCATCGTCCCGATACGATCATCGTCGGGCGGTACAGCAGTTTCAAGAAGGTGATCGAGTCCTACCCTCGATCGAAGATGGCTTTGCAAATTGAAGGGGTGCTTTCGTGACAATTACAAAACTAATGGACCTGGCCCAGATGCCGAACCAGTCGCAGGATCAGGCGACGTTTGACGCACGCTGGGCGCAGGTGTTGACCGACCTGACGGTCTGGGGCGCCCAGGTCAACGCCGAGACGGCCGCCATGAACGCGCTCGCTGTCGGCCTGAATACGATCGCCGCTGGCGGGGCCTACGCACTGCCGTACGTGGTCGATGGCGCCACGGAGGCGGCCGACCCTGGTAGCGGGAAGCTGCGCCTCAACAACACGGCGCAAAACTTGGCCACCGCCCTGTACCTGGACGCGGTAGCTGGTGTGCTCGGTGACGTGTCGGGGCTGCTGACCAGCCTCGGCCAATCTACCAATCCTACGAAAGGGCGGTTGCGGCTCGTGAAGATGGGCGACGTGACCAAATTCATGACGTTCAACGTCACAGCGGTCGCCAATTCGACGGGATACTTCACGCTGACCTTGAACTCCGGCGCTGGGAGCTCGAGCAGCCCGTTCATCGCAGGCGATGCGGTCATGATGTTCTTCGACCGGACGGGTGACGTTGGCCCCCAGGGGCCCGTCTACCAGCACGCGGTTTTGCATGCGCGCGACGAAAAGCCGCAGGGGACTCCCGGCGGCCAGAACGCGGCAACGAGTCAATGGATCGCTCGCACTCTGAATGCCGTCAAGGTCAATACGATCGCAGGAGCTTCCCTCTCAAGCGATGCCGTCACGCTGCCCGCCGGGACGTATAAATACGCCGGGTCAGCCCCAGCCCACCAGGTCGGCGTGCATAAAGCCAGGCTGCAAAACGTAACAGATAACACGACGATCGATTATGGGACCAATGAATCGTGCGCGGCCACATCAACGAGGTCTCTGCTGCGTGGCCAGTTCACGATCGGAAGCACGAAGCAGATCGCCGTGCAGCATATCACTGGCAGTGACAATGGCGTGTATAGCCTTGGCTATAACACCGGAATGGCAGGTGCAATTGAGGTCTACACCGAAATCATGTTTGAGAAAGTCGCGTAATGGAAAACCTCACCTACGTTACCTATGACCCTGCGACCGGCGCGCTGACCGGCGCGTACATCCAGGCGCCGCACGAATCGCACATCGGTTGCATGATCGAGGTAACCCCCGAGGTGCACGCTGAATGGGTGAAATACCGGGCCAACGAGGCGCGCGACGGCGTGGAGCTACTGCTGGCCGAATCACCAGCGCTGCCCGAGGCGGTGATCGTCGCCATGTACGAACAGGCGGTCGACCAGCACATTGACACCGGTGCCCGTGCGTACGGCTACATGAGCATCCTCACTGCCATCAGCTACGCCGAGGAGCCGGCAGTGCAGCGCTTCCAGTTAGAAGGTCAAGCGCTGCGCGCCTGGCGCTCGCTGTGCTATGCGAAGTGCCACGAGGTGCTGGCGGCCGTGAAGGCCGGTGCGCGCGCGCAGCCGACCGTGGGACAGTTGCTGGCCGAAATGCCGCTGATCGACTTGCCGCCGCCTGAATCCTTCGCCGCCTGACCTCGGCCCGCCATCCACTCAGCCCGCTCCAGCGGGCTTTTTTTCGTCCATCTAAACAGTCTCAACTTTCCTAGAAATGAGACGGCATCAACGGGACACTGTGGACTTCCGGGCAGGTCACGACTATGAGAGAAAAATTAATGAGCGAACCGTTTTCAGGCACAGCTGCAGGCGTAGCTGGATGGAAGGTTATTGGCGGCCTGGCAGGGATGGGAGCCTTGGGTGCCGGCCTGGCGACGTTCGTAGTGATGTCGATGACGAAGCCGAAGTCCGACCAAGAATGGCGCGTCGCCCTTGTATCGACTCTGGTGGGCTCGATTGGCGGTGGTGCGTGCCTCGTGCGCTACCTCGGCATCCAGCACTGGGTCAACGACGTGTTCGGCATGGTAGCCATGCTGGCCCTTGTGTTTGCCTGCGGGCTCCCGGCATGGGGGCTCGTGCGTGCCTGGTTCAAGTTCCTGGACAAGCGCAAGGACGCTGATCTGGCCGATATCGTCAAGGAAGTAAGGGAGGTGATCTGATGCCGCCTACCGCATTCCTCGACCTGCTGTTGCCGGCGGCCCGCGAGTGCCAGCGCATTACCGGGATCCCAGCTTCCTTCACCTTGGCGCAGGCTGCGCTCGAATCCGGCTGGGGCGCATCCAAGCTGGCTGGCCAGGCGCGCAACCTATTTGGCGTGAAGGCCGATCGCTCGTGGAAGGGCGAGACGCTCGACATGCTGACGACTGAGGTTGTGCGCGGCAAGGCCATCAAGGTGGTGGCGAAGTGGCGTGTCTACCCGACCTGGTCGGCCTGCATGCTTGACCGGGCGGAGTTCTTCCGCCGTAACCCGCGCTACAGCAAGTGCTGGGCCGAGAAGACCGGCGAGGGCTGGGTGCGCGCTGTTGCCGCCGCCGGCTACGCCACCGATCCCGAGTACGCCGAGAAGGTCATGGCCGTGATCCGCGGCCGCAACCTGACCCGTTTCGACAACCTGGAAGCCCCGTGAAGAAGATCCTGATTATCGCCGTGCTTTTGACCGTCACTGGTTGTGCCAACCTGAAGTTCGAATGGAAGGCCAGCTACAAGACCGACAACCTCGCAGCGGATCTGAAGGCAGTGGAAAAATGAAACCGTCAGCGCAGTTTCACACGAAGCTGTCTGTCGAGCAGCTCGACGCTGTTCGATGGCAGCTCGTCGCGCTGCTGGCGTTTTACTCGGCGAAATACGACAGCATGACGATCGTGCCGGCCGGGACCGTAACGGACTTTGCCAGCGTGCCGCGCATCCCCTTGGCGTTCTGGTTGTTTGCTGGCATTGGCCAAGCCGCCGCGGTAATACACGATTGGCTCTACGGCTGCGGCACTGTTCCCCGCAAGGTGGCAGACGACATCTTCCTGGAGGCGATGGAAGCGTGCGGGGTTCCGACCTGGCGGCGGATACCGATGTACTGGGCTGTGCGTGCGTTCGGCGCCGGCCGGTACAGCAAAGCAGGATAGCCATGGATTTTCACGTCATCACTTCGGTTGGCGAAGCGTTGATCCTAACGACCCGAGGAGATGACACGCGCGCGAGGACTGTCCAGCTGATCAGCGATCAGGCGCTGGTACACTACCGGCGGGTAATGGCCGCACACCTGGCCCGCCGTCAGCAACCGCGTGAGCAGCGAGACGCCGCTTCGACGGCTTGAGCAGCACTCGCCTGGCGAGATCGAGCGAGACACCTTGCTCGAATAATGCGCGAGCCGCTGGGGCGACGCCGTGTGTCCCGGCGAAGTTCAGGGCCAGGTCGAGGTAGAAGGCTGTCAGGCGGTCCGTTCGTTTATGCATCGCGGTAGGATATCGGTGCATGGTCGGCACGATTTGAGCCGGCTCAACGGTGCTACACTGCGCGCCATGCTCGCAAAAGTTAAACGGCTCTCCGGATTAGTTTGTGGAATGGATGAGTTTGGAGTATACTCAAATTCCGGATTAATTTGTGGAATTGGGGGATGCGATGAGTGGACACGAGAAAGCGGGGCTGAACCGCCTTGCTCAACTTCTAGCTGAAGACCATGATGCACTGACAAGCATCGAGCTCGATGCCGCGAGGTACCGCTTTCTGCGCAATCAGCAATCGTGGGGTAATGTCATCTACGAAGCCATCGGCTATGGCGGCGGCGAGGATTTCGACAAAGCCATTGACGCCACGATGGGCTTCACGCCGCAAGAACTCAGTCCGGCGCTTCACAGCGACGACGAGTTGCGCAAGACGGAGGGCTACCGGCTGGGATTCATGGAAGGCATGCCACGTAAGCAAGTCGACATCCTTCGAGCCGCTGCCGAGCGTCGACTAATAGCTGAGCCCGGCTGGTTTGGCATATGGGACGCCGCGCCGGTGCAGGGTGAGAACGTACTGGCCACAGACGGCAAGACCGTGATAGCGGCGCGCTGGTTCGCCCCTGGATGGGCTGAGTACGGCGATTCTTCCGATGAGATTGTCTACTTGGACGAGGGGTGGGTGACGCACTGGCAGCCATTCCCGAGCCCGTCCGCACACACCGCAATTGATATTGGATTGGCATGAAGCAGTCTCGCGGGCTCTTGTTGGGCTATCGCTTGGAATGGTGCCCAGGCGATTATGTTTTTGAGACGCCAGAGCATTTCGCCAAAGAAATTTGCCGGAACAGTGCCCGAATATGGGGTCTGTACACGGAGCCTCAGTCAGGATGCCCTAACGCAGTGGCGGTTTACCTCGGTCCGCACTGGATTCAGCCGAAGTACGTCTACGGGAAGTGCCTGGATGGGTTTAAGCCTCTCTACCTAGGCCCGCTTTTATATGAGCCGGCCATGGACGAAGACGTTCTATTTGCTTTCCCAGGGATTATTGAGGAGAGGCTGCGCGCCGACCGGCCCGACCTGTTCGCGGATGAGAGGTGCTCATGACCCAGACAAGACTGGGCGTAAGCTGGGATGCGATAATAGTTGCATGACGGACATCCTCGACTTGCCTGACTGGCGTTGCCTCGACAAACGCCAGGACGATGCTGGCACTGAACTGCATGTGGAGTACACCATCGACCCCGACTTCTGCCTGAAGTGCGGGGTCGTTGGCAATCTGTACAAGCACGGGTTCACGAATACCACTTACCTCGATTGCCCGATGTGGGGCCGGCCAGTTCGCCTGCTGGCCAAGGTAAGACGCTACAAGTGCCGAGACTGTAGCGGCACCTTCTTGCAGCCTCTGGAAGCCATTGACGCGGCCCGCAGGATGACGATACGCGCCCTCGAGTACATTCAGCAGCAGAGCATGCGCGACACCTTCCAGCGCGTCTCTGAGCACCTTGGCTGCGATGAGAAGACGGTCCGCAACGTGGCCAACGAATACATCGAGGGCAAGGACGATGGGTATCGTCCATACCTGCCAGAGTGGATTGGGCTGGACGAGACGCATCTGAACAAGGTGATGCGGGCCATCATTACCGATGTGAAGGCCAGGAAGCCAATCGACATGCTGCCCGACCGGGACAAGTCGACGCTGCGTAGGTGGTTTGGCCAGTTCCGCGACCGGAGCCACGTCAAGGGCCTGGCAATCGACATGTGGGCGCCATACCGCGATGTCGCTGCCGAATTGTTTCCGAACCTGCCGGTTGTCATTGACAAGTTCCACGTTGTCAAAATGGCGAACTCCTGTGTGGAACGGAGCAGAATCAGGCTCGGCAAGGCGCAGGGCAAGAAGGTCAATTTGGCTTGGAAACGCAGCAAGGCCCTCATCCGGATGCGGCTCCGAGACCTGAACGACAAGCAGCGCTTCAACCTAGACATGTGGCTCGACAACGAGCCGGACATGGCCGCTGCTTACCGTCTCAAAGAGCGGCTGTTCGACATCTATGACAAGCCCAAGGCCGAGGCAATCAAGGACTATGACAGCTTCGCTAACGATGTGCCGGCTAGCCTGAAGGCGGACTTCCACGAGCTCACCAGGGCAATGAAGAACTGGCGCAAGGAGATTCTGAACTACTTCGACCACCCCATCACCAACGCCTACACCGAGAGTCTCAATGGCGTGGCGAAGGTAGCCAATAGGATGGGGCGTGGCTACTCATTCGAAGTCATTCGAGCCCGCATCCTGTTCAATGACCGGAAGCCGTCGGCTCGCCAATTGCGTGCTCAGCGAGCGGCTCAACCTACTGCTGCTCAGGAGACTATGCGTTGTTGCGACCTTTGCAAGGGACTGTTTTACGTGGCGGAGGTTGAGACTTTCTCTCTGGAGCACTTCCTGCCAAAGGACAAGTCACTGCCGCTGAAGTACCCGGAGATGTTAGTGGTCTGCAACCTCTGCAATAGCCGTTCCCACAAATCGTTCGAAGTTTGACGGAAACTGATTCCACAGATTATTCCGGATAGCCAGTTAAACCCCTTCGCAAGGCCGGCAAGCGGTTGTCGAATCAGGACGTTGCCCGGTCCACGCACGTCGAGGGCGAGGTGCGCGTTTACGGACTGGGCGGCACCATTGTGGCGAGCGTCACCGCCTCTAATTCGCAGACTGGCGAACCACTGCTGCCGGTGCTGTACGACGCGCGCCTGACCACCATGCACGGCACCAAGATGCTGTTCAAGGGCGAGGAGCGACCGCAAGGCGATGCCGGGCCGGCGTACATTCAGGAATGGTCGGCGGTAACCGAGGGCTAGTCCTATTCCTCGTCGTCCAGGTTCGCATACTGGATGCCTTCGATCTTCGCCACAGCCTCCAGCAGCGCCGCCCGCACCGCGGCGAACATCGCGCGCTGCCGCTGGTCGACCACGACCATATCGGCAAACTCGTCGGACCGGTGCAGCCAGATGGCCCCGTCTACGATCTCAGCCAGTGGCGAAGCCACGACCAGCACGTGCTCTTCATCGCCGCCCGCTACCAGCAGCGGCAACGCCGTCTTGAGCGGCTCGGCCCGGTCGCTAAAGTAGTGCACCAGGGTGGGCGGCTTGTCAGCGGTTAGGTCGTACTCGATGACGGGGTGCTGCAGTCTTTCGATGAACACGGGAGCGCTCCAGATGCGGGGGCCTGCGCATTATCCCATGGGTGAAGCGGCGCTTGAACTGCTCCACAAATCCGATTGGTCCCGGATGGATAGTGGCTGTTAGGCGCACCTATCTCGTCGTTTTGTGGAGCAAGAACAGTGGCTGCACCCGCATGGTTGAGCGATTCCTTATACGGCTTCCCAAGCTTACGATATCGGATCCGCCCTCAACGGCAAGGTTCAGGGTTTGAACGCGAAATTGGACTTCGCAAACTTATGCAGGACTGGATGAATTTTAGTGGTCGGTACGTTAACCCATGCAGACGCATCTGGAAGTTTTATATCTCGTATCGAATTGGGCGCTGACGCTTCATTCGTAATGATTGTGAAGTCCTTGTTGTGCGCCGCGTGCGCGATCAACCATGCATCAGCTTTATCTGCATTGAGAAACTTTGTCTTCGCTGCCATCATAAACTTCCGCGCTGGATCGTGCGCTTCTTGGCTTAGTTTTGCCCATACGGGCAACGATGGAAGGCTACTCTGAAAGAATCCACTAAGAGCCGGGGATTCAGCCCAAGCGTGCAATGGATCTCCGTCGCCATCAAGCAACTCATTTTTCACTTTATCAATACTAAAAAACAGACCAGCCTTATGGCCAGCCGTAATCCACTCCCAAAATGCCTCACAGTAGTTTGGGTGGTAATGAAGCCGCGCTGAAGAGATCAGTACATCGGAGTCAAATAGGTATCGCATTCTGCTTCTCGTGCAATTTCAAAACATTATTTGGGGTTGTATTTAGCAGACGCCCGGCCTCACTTAAGTTGAGAGTGCCGGAAGCCGCTAGGCCAGAAATTTGCATCGAGAGTGCCTTGCTGTTCCTCACTGCTAAAGATCTATAGAAATCTCCGCCAGTGCTCTTCTTATCTTTCGCTGCTTTACGCGCAAGGTTATATACTTCAAAGTACTCCTCATGGCTGATAAGGCCGAAGTCATAGGCGCGTCGTGCGACTACGGTCTTGCTTACCTTAAATGTCCTTCGAGCGACCTCAAGCCGTACATCAGAAGACTCGGCGGGCAGCTCTTCCCAAACAGCGAGAAAGCGCTTTTTGGGAACGAGGAACTCCCCGGCAACGGCATTGCAATAGCGCTCAGTTTTATTGTGTGTAGTGGGGGCGGCGTCCGAAATCCCGGAGTCGCCGATCCAAATATGGGCCAACTCATGCGCAAGGGTGAATACCCATGCGGCGGCTGCGTCGGCACCATTGATGAAAATAATTGGGCAAACTGGATCCGCGATCGCAAAGCCACGAAATTCCGCTATCGACAGAGGGCGACTGGTATTATTTCCAACGACGCCGTTTTTGAATACGAATAAGCCGTTCTTTTCACATTGATCTACCAAAAAAGAGAATAGCTGATCAGGATTTTTTACGTCCCGCAGGACGGCTTCGTTAAAATCCAGATGAGTCCGGATTTCAGTAGCGAGTGCCTCTGGCGCCGGGCGATTGATTCCGTACTTGCCTACGAATTCAAGAGGTTCCGCACCCTCTGCTTTCAAACGTTCACGTATCCAGGAATGTTTAAACTCAATATCATCGAAGGTATCGAAAAAATCTTTACTGAGAGGATGGGCATCGGGCAAGGTCCGAAAGTCCGCCAGTGGAGGCTTCCTCTGCTCGGGAGGTTCTGGCAGGAACAAGAAACCAAGAGGCACGCCTGCAAGCTTGGCGTACTTAAGGACCTGAGCGTAAGTCAATTTCCCTGCGGTGATTTTGTCGACGGATTTCTTGGAAACACGTACCGCAAGTTCATGCAGTCCCTCTCCGGCCTGCGAAGCAGCCCAGCTGAGCACGGCGGGGGAGAGTTCAATAGTTTCCATGACACCGAAATTTACCACAATGACAACAGTGAAGGCTTAACAGACAGCAATTTTGTAGCTTAATCGCGAAAAATTTACGTGTCGCTTGGCGTAGGTTCTGGCGTAGCTTTGACGCTTATGCTGATTTCGTCATAGTGGAAGGCACTGATGCATCATAGGGGTAATCTTGCTTTTGCCGATATCGGT